GCTTGCTGGTAGTTGGCGAGTAGTTGACTTATCAACTACTCGTGATACGCTTGAGTCTCAATCGAACGCAAGGGGGAGATCTAAGATGCGCAAGCCGGCTAACCAGACCAAAGCGGGTAACTACCTACTGCGCAGCGACTACAGTGAATCGTTGATCATGGTTGCCGTCGCTGTTCGCAGCGGCCGGATCGGAGTCGACGCCGGTGGTAGCGCTGTCCTACGTAACGCCGACGGCGAATGGTCCGGCAACTGCGGATGGGAGTACAGAATGATGCACAAGCGCGGCCTGGTCGCCTGGCGCGCCGGCAAGCCGGAACTTACCAGCGATGGACTGCTCTCGCTCGATGGTGCGCTGGCCACGCTTCACGACGTTCCCGCACACGCGATCGATGGTCACCCGATCACCGAGGCATACTTCATCGCCAAGATCGACGCAAACTCCATCAACGGTATCCACAACCGCAAGCCGAAATGGTGCGAGTCGCACGGCTGGCACCCCGGACATGCGCCGTGCTCGAATTGCAACACTGAGATCTCGCAGTACCGCGACATCAACGATGCGCCAACGATTGAGCCGGTGCCGGACACCGTGACAGACGCGGACGGCAGGCCAATCGACATCGGCAGCGTGGTACGAATCTTCAAGAGCGCTAACGCGTCCATTGCGGAGTGGCATGTCGTCAAGATCGCCAACGACAACTACGGGCCGATGGTGTTTTTGGCAGCGGTCAACGATGCGTCACGCCAAGCGTTCGCGCGACCGAACGCGTGCAGGGTCGTTCTGTCGACGCTCAACGACTTCGAGCCGACCGGCTCATGCCCCGAGTGCGAGAGGTCCGCGGACGCCTAGGCGATGGGCATGCGCTGAGCGATAACCCGGAACATAACGACAAAGGCCACCGATTTACTCGGTGGCCTTTGTCGTCGTCGAAAGGAGGGCAACGCCGAGCCTAGCCGATCGGTCCGCGCATGACCAGCTTGTCGCCGAGTTCACGTTCGGCCGGCAGGGTGACCGATCGGGAGAGCGCGGTGTACGCCGCCAGGCCCGCACCTAGAGCCACCCCGGCCCAGCGTACGTACCCAGCCAACCAACCGGGGAGGCTCTCTGGTATCGCCTGCGACGCTGCCACGATCGCCGAGATCACGGCCATCCAGAGCGCGAGTTGTTTCGAAGTTTTGATCATTATGCCAACCACCCCATCCCGAGATGCACCGTTAGCCAAGCTAGGAATCCCATCAGGATGCCTCGCCCGAGCCACGTAAGCCACGTAGAGCGCCTATCGCCACCGACACGTAGCACTCGCCAGACTGCCTCGCTGAGCGTGTCTCCGGCGCGCTGATTGAACACGGCCGGCATCTCCCAGGCCAAGAACCACCCGATCGTGACGATCAGCCATACCGACCAACGGATCATCATTGGCTCACTCCGCGGTAGTACGCGACGATACGGCGCTGCGTGTCACGCTTGTACATGATCGCCTTACGCTTCTCGGTCATCGATCGATTCGGCCCCTGTAGAACTGTCCGCGAGTGCGAGTCCGGCCTACGTAAATAGATCGTGATTGGTCGCTCGATCTTGGCAAAGCACGCTCCGGACTCCACCGCAGCCGTGAGGAACGGCGCATTCGGGTAGTCGTGCGCTGGGTAACGAGAGCGCTCCCATATCCAGCGCCGGAACGGCGAGTGTCCGATGACGAAACCGCGACCGCGCCTACGCGCCATGTCGGCCGGCAACGGCGAGCGATGCCGCATTTCGGCGTGCCCGAGTCCACGGGTGAGCCACCCCGTGCAGATCCAATCGGCCTGGTCGCCGACCTGAGCCAGCGCGCCGATTGCGTCGGGCAGGATCCCGTCGTCGATCGACAGCCATTGCACCCATTCGGTCCGCGTCGCTGCCACCGCGACGTTGCGCACGCTACCCATGAAGCGCGCTCGTGGCGCCTTGACGATTCGCAGCATCGGTAGGATGCGTCGCGCCGCGCGCACGTCCGCAGATGTCGCACCGTGCCGGTACCCGAGTACGGCCACCGCGGCCGCCGGTGCCGGATCGAGTGCCGCAACATACCCGGCCCACTGTGGTAGCCAGCGTCCGTACCCGCCGTACCCTCCGGTCACGATGGCGATGTTCATGCCGGCCATCCGGCCGCGAACGCACCGCAAAAGATCACGTCGTCCAGATGCAGCGCGGAACAGAAGTGTCCCTCGTTGCTCGGCCGAACGGCCGGGTTGACGTAGCAGCACGACAGTTCGGCCGCGGTTGCGGCGAGGTACAGATGGCTGAGTACCGCGCCGGCGTCCAGGTACGGCATGCGGGGTAGCTCGCCCGCAGCCTTGTACGCCACGGGATCGGCTAGCAGCAGCAAGATGACCGGTGCGCGATGCACCCACCCAACCCCGCCGACCAGCAATCCGCCGAGCAGTTCCCGGTCTTGGCGTTCGACAACCTGTCGCAGAGAGACTGCGCGCCGGTCGCAAGAACTGGGAGCGCGACCAGCCGCGTTGATCAGCTCGACGATCAGCTCATCCGGCACGGCACGACTCTCGTCATATACACGATCGCTATGTCGGATGAGCATCAACTCGCGAAGAACCTCTCGTTTGCGTGCCTGATGTGCGAGGTAACGCTCCTGATACCGGTCCGTCGCCATCGCGCGCGTCCTACTTTCCGGTAATGCTGACGATATCGGTAATGCGGGTGCCGAGAGCGGTAAGCGCAATGACGATAGCCGCGACGGTACCGAACTCCATACGCCGGACTCGTGCTTCGTGATCATCTTGTCTGGTCAGTGCTGTATCGAGCTTCGTCTCGATGCGAACCAACCGCTCCGCGGTATCGTCCACGACTCCACCACCAGCCATTTCTCGCCCATCCTCTCGTGGTCTTTCGCGCGGCCTGAGCCTACCCGCCCGTAAGGCCAGTTCCGGCAGCCGCCAGACGGGTCAGGATCTGACTGCGGGTCTCCGCCGCCTGCGCATTGACTGCCGCAATCACCGCCGCAGTGTCCACGCTCGACCCGCCAGCGGCGAGGGCTTGGATCGCCGCGGTCAGGCCAGCGACCTGGGTCTCCACCTCAGCCGTGGACGGCCCGAGCACGGTACGCCCGAACACGTACTCCAGCAGGGCCCGGCTGGACACCTCACTTGACCAGCCGGCGGCCACCGCACCGTTGCGGATGCCCGTCGACCGCCACGAGACCGCCTCGTCCAAGCCAGCTACCACGTCTGCCGCACTCATGTCGTCTCCCTCGATCGCTAGCTGCATCACGAGGTCGAGCGGGAAGCCCGGCCCCGGGTCGTTGTGGTCACTCTTTGCGTCCGGACACCACTGGTTGTACTGGTAGTGCGTCACCCAGCCGCTATGTGCGAGCGTCGGGTGCTCGTACAGCTCGATCAGACCGGCCCGATCCAACCAGCGCATCCGGATCCCGGTCTTGTCGCTCAGGAGCCGAACAGCGCGCGCGGCCGCGGGGATCGTCTGCCCCCGCAACCACCGCGAGCGCGACCATGACACCTGACCGGTGATCTCCAGGCCGACCCCCCGCCGGTTGCCGAAGTGTCCACCGGCGTGCCATGCGCAGTCCCCGACCGCTACCCCTTGCACCAATGACGGCGACGCGTCCCCCGCGTACAGGTGCGCCGAGGTCGGGTTGCTGCTGGCTGCTCGCGTATGTGCGTACGTCGCTTCCTGGGTGGGTGTCGCGTCGTTGGCGGTGCAGTGCAACAGGCCGAGGACGGGCCGCCCGTCCGGCCGTCCTGAAGTACAACCGGTGGCCGGACCGATGTAGGGAACGTCCGGCCAGTCAAGAGTCTTCATATGCCCATCCCGTCAGCAGAATGTGGTTACTATACAAAGCCCTTTGGTCCCGTTACCGCCAGCGACGGCAGCACCGGTGCCGGAACAGAAAGCGCCACCTCCGCCAGCCGCATATCCCGTACCGGCTACGCCTGCTAGAGATTGATTATCGGAGACGCAACTACGTCCGAGCCCACCCGCGCCTACGACGCTCGACGCACCATTGCCGCCATACCCAAGCGCCGTGGTCGTGGAGCACCCAGTGCTACCCGGCGCCCCGACCGTATCAACATCTCCGTCAGTGCCTGGCGTTGTACCGGCACCGCCCATGGCTTGATAGGTGCTGGCACTGGCCACCCGATAGATGCCGCCTTTACCGCCAGGCGTGGTGAGGTACGCACCGAAAGTCGTGTCTCCGCCGTCCCCACCATTTGCGCCGGATACGCCGACACCGGCGGCCCCGATAGTAACAGCCACAGTGTCCGTGAGCGCGGAAGCGGCGAACCACTTACGCGTGTAACTGCCGGCCTGCCCGCCTCCACCGAGGCTGGTTTTGCCCGCGCCAGGCTGCGCAGCTCCGCCACCGGAGCCCGCACCGGACCACTGCTCGACAAGAACGAATTGCGCGCCATCGGGCTTTACCCAGTTGCCCGAACTGGTGATCTTTTGAAAATTGACACTACCGAAGGCGGTAGCCGCCTCGGTCGCGGTAAGCACGTGTCCGGCTATCGCATACGCAGGAACAACCATGACGATCTCCCTTTCTACAGCGCCAGTACAGCCGGACGCCAGAGCGTAAGTACAGTGCCGGCCGGTGCAGTCTTGACGACGCCATTTACCGCGACCGCCTGGCACGTGACCGTCTGGGGTGATGCCGCGCCGACGATCGCGGTCACTCGTACCTGAGCGCCTGCTACGTTCAGATCGAATGGAAAGTCAGCCGGATAGGTAGCCGTGGTAGTAACGAGCGGATAGCCGGACGCCGTAGCGATCTGAAACGTCGTATCAACCCCGATGTCGAAATCAGCCACGAGCGTCTGCCCATTGAGGTCGAAACGTAGGGGTGGCTCGCCGCTACTTGGCTCGATCACGGCCACGCGGTACGGGTCAACCGAAACGGTGTTGGCAGTAACGAGCCAACCCCGGCGGTTACCCGCGTACGTCTCTGTCCAACCGCGCGCCTGCTGCTCGATCGCGCTCTGAGTGTGCCAACGCGGTGGATTGGTCACGTCGATTCGATCACCGAGGAGCATGGCCAGAAAGTCAGTGATGAGCGTCGGAGACACAAGCAGGTCGACACTCAGCTCTGGGTATCGAGTGCGCAATGTCGACCAGATGTTGACGAGCCATCCCGCGTGTTGTTCCAACACTTCATCGCTGTCAACGTTGATCTCTGTGTTCGGAGCTTCACGCCGTCCGTGTCGCGCGATCGATGCGGCATCCTCGGCGATTGCGCTTCCACCACCGGGTCGGCTCACGGACACGACATTGTAGAGCTTTTGGTCATCACGACTAGGCGTGAAGGGCAATGCCAGTTGTCTAGCGTCAGCGTCGATTGTGAGCGCGGCTGCTTGGTTGTATAGGTTACTGCGGCAGCGGTACCCCACGACTCCGTGCGAGTCATCCAAAATGCCATGATCGGTTTTCTCGCACTCGCGTAGGAGGTCGAGCAGTCGGGCGCTCGACTGAGGGCCCATCGTCACGTTCGACGTACCGATGATGTCGGCGGTAACGCCCTCCTCGGTACAGAGCCGATCGATACGCTCGTCCACCGTCTCACCGATCCAGCCGTTCATCGCAGCGTATCTGTCAGCCACCCCCGGTGGAACGTAGACACCGGAATGGATGGCGACATGACCGTACGACAGGGACGTGACTTTGGTCGGTGGCCAGAAAACCGTCAGATTCGGAATGACAACCGATACCGGATCGCCGAACACTCCGGCATGATCACTCCAGTCCAGTCCGTCGTCATCGCCGTACAGATAGACCCTGATGTTGCTTGCGTCAAGTTGCCTGAACCCGATACAGAGGTAATGCCACTCGCCGTTCCATAGCGGCCTGGTAGTCACCGTACCGATTCCGGTGGACGATTCGTCAGACCATTTGATCGTTACTCCATATCCCCCGGTCGCAAAGGTGTAAGAGATGTCGATATTCACGTCATCCGTATTGCCGTTGGCAAACTTGACCGATGCCACCGAAGCTATCGCGCTGTCTGGCCATGGTCCGGCATCGGTCGTCGCGCGCACGATGAATTCAATGCACCAATTGGTATCACTAATGTCACTAACTACCACCGAGCCGTGACCGAGGTAGTCATCCGAATCATCGTTAATGAACTGCGGTAGATTGCTCGGCGCTCCCAATGAACCCTCGATCGAAGACATCTCGGGTACTCCGGTTAGCGCCAGCGGGGTACCGCCAACCAGCGCGTTGAACTGAGTAGCCTCAGCGCCTTCCGTCATCGGCCAATAATACGCTGGCGCGTCTGCGGTTATCGCACGCTCTAATGGTGAGCGAAGGATCTTTCCTGTCCCTAATCTCACAAATAGTCCATCCGCCCGTATCTTGGCGATGCAAAGGTGCGGCGTGCCGGCTGGCCAGTCAAGCGTTACTTCGCCGAGGTAGCAGACACAACGCTGATTCCATCCCGAGCCATCCCGGGGATCGACCGAGACTCGGATTGGACACCCGACGTCCCATCCTGGCCAGTGTGGAGACGAAGCGTTGTCCAGCGAGAACGCACCATCGTTGTTCCGGAAGGAAAGCTCAAGACTGGTCGAGCCGACCCCCTGTTCATCCTCGCACCCGCGCTTAATTTTGATCCCGTCACGCTGCCACCAGGATGACGTGACGTCTGTCCAGCTATAAGTACTAGGGTCGGTCGCGAGGTCAGCCCCTGGCGCGATCTCAACTCGAAATCCGAGTGCCTGTTCTGGGTACGGCATCAGATCTCCAGTCCTAGCGTCCCGAGGTCGGATCCCTCCAGCCGGATCATGCGCCGGATCGCGCGACCTGCGCTCACAAGTCGAAGTTCGAGCACGTGCGTGCCGCCGGTCGAAGCGCTGCCGCCACCCGATAGTCCAACCAGCGCGCGGAGCTTCGAGAGCGGCAATCCGATCTCGACCTCTGATCCGTCGCCCATGATGACTGGCCGACCTCCTGGCGTTGGCGAGACGATGCCCCCCTGCGCGAGCTTGGGAATGGTCGGAATGTGGGGAACATGGACGCCAGGGATCTTGTTGGCCAGACCGATCATTTTGTTGAGTCCACCGATAGCGCCGTTGACGACTCCGATCATTCCGTTGATAGCACCCTTCACGACGCTGACGGCGCTGCGGAATGATCCGGAGATGAATCCACCGATGGCTGAGAATATCTTGCCTACTCTGGTTTTCACAGCCTCAAGCGTGGCTGTGAATAGATTCCATCGGATCTTGAAAAAATTGACCATCGCACTGACGCCGGATTTCAGTCCGTTCCATACTCTGACGAAGAATCTGGCGAACGGTCCGGCGAACCAATGCGCTATCGCGAGCGCAACGCTCTTGATTCCCTCCCAGAGACCTTTCCAGAAATTGCGGAACCACTCACAGTGCGTCCACAAGTAAATGAATACCGCTACCAGCGCGAGTACCGCGACGATTATCAGTCCGATCGGGGAGCCAGCGAAGCTAGCGTTCAGCGCCAGCCATGCACCCTTGACAGCCGCCGTAGTCGCCATCCAAATCTTCTGCGCGTAGACGATCGCGATGATGGCTCCGGCGAAAGTACCGAGTCCGACGACAATCGGCTCCAACCATGCTCGATTGCGCTCATAAAATCCGCCGAGCTTGCCCAGCCAATCAGCCATGGCCGTCAGCGCAGGGATGGCTTTGCCGCCAACTACGCCGACGAAACCTTCTATCAGCTTACGCTTGAATGACTCGAAATTGGTAGCGGCATTGTCGTACGCCGCCTTTCCGGCGCGCTCCGTCGATCCGGCTAAATCGTCCATTCCCTGAGTGGCCGTCTTGAGATCGAGCGCGAACAGAGACTTTCCTAGATCTTCAGCTTTAGTTCCGAACAACCCGACGGCGGCAGCCTCGCGCGCTACGGGATCCTTCATCGCCTTTAGTCGGTCCAGGACGGTTTGTAATCCGTCCGAGGCACCCTTTCCGCCCTTCGCCATCCTTGCGGTCATTTTCTCGGCATCAAGACCAAGTGCTTTGTACGCGTCAGCGCTGGTCTTCGAGCCATCCCGTGCGCGGATGGCGAATTCCTTTAGTGCATCCGCTACGGTGTCGGAGTCTCGCGCGCCAGCCTTGAGTCCCTGCGACATCAATCCCAAAGATTGCTTGGCGTCCAACCCGATATCGCGAAACTTGGTCGAGTACTCATTGAATGTATCAAGTAGATCTTCCGACTTGTCGATGCCGTTCTGCGCGCCGAATGTGATGATATCGAAAGCGGCCGTCGCATCCGGCGCTAGACCGTTTCGAATCATCTGCTGCACGGCGCGCGTAGATCCAGCCACGTCGTAACCGAAGACATCCGACAGCGTCATGGCTTGCTCGGTTACCGCCTTGAGCGCTTCGGTGTCTTTCGGATCGACTATTTGCGATTTTGCGACTGTCGAAATAGCGTCACCGACCTCGGCGACCGACTGGCCGAACGCATCGGCGTAGATCTCACCCGCGAGCTTTCCGTACTTCTGCGCGTCGTCCGAGGTGCCGCCGAACTGGGCCGCGATCTTTCCGCCGACCTGCTGCTGATTGAGTGCGCCGACCAGTGCCGCGCCAAGCGCCACCGCGGCGGCCGCGCCAGCCGCTAACGCGAGAGCTTCGATCTTTCCGCCGAACGCCTGAAAGCTGGACTGCGCCTCTTCCTGGCCGGCCTCCATCTCGCTCTGGTCGAGCCGCATCCGCGCGACCAGCTCGCCGACGTTCAGAGCCACCGAGCCACCCCCTCACCGTGCCGGCGTGTCGGACGGGGCGAGTGCCCTGGCCAGTCGCGTATCAGCATGACACAGCCCGATGATGAGTGTGCGTAGCGATCGCCAGGAAAGCGCGCGCAGGGATGCCCGACCGTCGAGCGCGAGCCCGTACTCGCTGCGTAGATCGCACTCGACATGCTGCCAACGCGAGAGGATGTCCTCCCACGTCACCACGGGTCGGCCTAACGCTTCGAGGTCGCCCGGCGGGATTTCGTACCAGTCGTAGAGGCCGGTCGTTTCGTCGTACGTACCCCGGCCGTACTTGTCGACCCCCGCGACGGCTTGCGTAGCGGGGGGAAGGCTTCCGGGTCGCCACCGCTGTTCCAGAACTCCTCAGCGAGCGGCCTACCAGAGCCGATCCATAACAGCGCCGTCTGTCCGATCAGCTGAATACGTGGCCACGAAACGGCATCGTTGATCAACTCGTTGTACGTGTCGCCGAGCATGCGCCGATACAGCGCCTCTTCGTCGCCATCGTCGAGCGTCAGCGCAGGCATGTTATCCGGCGGAGTCTGGCCAGCCTGAATCATCAGGCCGGCCGAGATCATCCGTTGACACCAGAGTCCAAGCTCCGCGTCAGGCGCAGGTACGACGTACACCTTGTCGCCGATTGGCAGCGACAGGGTGTCATCGAACACCGCGTCAAGATCCTGAAAGCCCATCCGATCGCACCCGTCGCCTAGCTACCGGACGACGCTTCGGGGTTGTCGATCTCGGTCAGCGTGGCCTTGTCGGTCAGCGTTGCCGTGATCTTTTCGATATCTCCGGTCGAGCCACCGTCGGCCGCCCAGCCGACCTCGGCGTACATGTCCCATGCCTCGGCCCCGCCATCGCGATCGTAGATGCGGACGTAGGCCACGCCGTCTTCCCCGAAAGCCGCGGCGGCCGCGCGCAGAGCCTCCTGCCCGGGGTCGTACGTAGTCGTGCCGGCCGTGTGCTTGCGCAACAGTTTCAGCTCGCAGACCGCCCCAAGCTCGGTCTTCGTGACGCCCTTGCGACCTTCGGCGTCGTAGACGTTGTCCTCCTGTAGAGATGCCTGATGTGGATCCCACTTGCACTCGGCGATCCCACGGACCGAAGTCCAGACGCCAGAGACCCGGACATCGACTTTCCACTTGCGCGCTAGCGCCGTCTGAAGCGGGACGGTAGCCATATGGATCACTCCTACTCAAGCCGCAACGACGGCCGGTTGACAGTCACATAGTAGTTGTCCGAGCGCTCGTACCTACCATTGCTGTCCGGTCCGAGGTCGGCGCTGGATTGCCAGGCGATCGCCACCGTCCAGAGCGCGTGAGCCGTCCCGGCACCAAGCTCGACGTCGGTCTGTCCGTGCAGCGCATCGAACACGTCATCCGCTATGTCCGACGCGGCCATGGGCGCTGTCGATCCGCGTACCCGAACCTGCACCCCGACGATGGAGTCGGTCAGTTTCGGATCGGTGGCCACTCCGTAGGCTGCGAGCGAGATGATCCGTTCCGGCGACTGCGGGATCCGGCCCAGGACGATCGCGGGTTCTGCGGTCGGTACGGCGTTCGGCGACCAGTTTCCGGCGCCATACTCGTCCAACAGTTCGGCGATGCCGGTCAGTAGGTCGGACTCGAATCCCATCGCGTCACCCTCCGGTAGCGCGCCGGATCGCGGTAGCCACCAGCTCTGGTCCACTCTCGCGCGTCGAGTTGAGCGCGTTCTCAAGGTACTTCGCGCTACGCCCTGGCGCATGCCTCGCCTGCATGTCTTCGTGCTGACGCACGGCGTACGGGGTGTCGTAGTCGACGGCAGCCGCCAGCTCGTTGCCGTCGACCTGTGCGACGCCGGAACGCTCAAGCGTGCCCTCGTCCAGCGGGACATGCGCGTTGGATTCAGTGAGCACAGCTTCGGCCCAGGAAGCCAACCCGTGCGCGGCCGCACGCTCGATCTCAGCGACAGCCTGATCGCCGGTCCACGTGATCGTCGCATGCTGCGCCATCGTCAGCCGCCCAACGCTGCCCGGACGAAGCAGTCCTTCGCTTCGAGCAGCTTCCGCAGGCCGGCCGAGAGCTCCGGCCCGTCCGGCAGCGCGTTGACCATCTCAACGGCCAACTCACAACTCTGCTCGCCGGGCCGCTGCAACCGCTCGGGAAGATGCCCGTAGGCGAAGAGCTTGATTAGGTGAACCGTTCCCGGGTGCCGACCCTCGAATTCGAGAGCCAGGCTTTCACGCGTCCATGCACCCACTATGCCCCTCCAATGACGATCTCAAGATGACTCGGCACGGGGAGGTCTCCACCGTCCCGTCGTAGTGCCACGATGACGCGCCCGACCCTGCCGGACGGCAGAGTGACGCGCGACCGCGGTACCGGCGCCGCAGTGTCCAGCGGTGCGTACGCGGTCGCATCGCTTACCACCTCTTCGCCGGTCGGCGCACGCACCGTGCGTACCTTCTCTTCGACGAAGCACTCGACGTCGGTCGATGACCCGAAAGTCTCCACACCGTCGCCTCGCGCACCGGCGTACGGCTCGACGGAGATCGTGTGCTGTAGCAGGAAGTCGGGGATATCCACAGGACTCACTCCCAACCTGTGGATGGAGCTTGCCCTGTCAGGCCGGCAGACTGCAAGATCTGAAACGCGCGAGTGGAGAATGTACCGACAGAATCGTCGGTGATCTTGTTTTTCGACAAGGCGACCGAGCCAATCGATACAGAGCTATATGGAGTCCGTTGACCATCACCAGCGCCCTGTGACTTGAGAAATGCCGCCTGCTCGCACGTCGCCTCAGCAAGCGCGGCGATCACGTCAGCGTCGGCCGAGCGGTACACGGCAGCTACCAGCTCGCCGTCGACGTCCAGCGCCGCACGGCGCAGCAACGCCGTGAGATTGGGCGGGCGCGCGGTACCGATGTAGGTATCCCAATCGCTCGCCGTCGCATGCACGATCGTCATGGCGCCATTCTCGCAGGTCTAGTCGAAGGTCTCTGTCTCAGTCGCACGATGTTCTCTGGTCGTCGGCTCCCAGTCGCCCGGCACGCCTTCCCGCGCGCGCAGGCAACCGGCGCACGCCACAGCCTCGCGGTCGGCCGGCGCCGGGAACTGGCGCGCCCTGGTCGGGCAGGCTCGCCCGCCGCACAGCGTGCGCGCCTGGCTCGGAGGATCCGTGGCGGGGTGCACCGCGTGCGTATGCGTACCGTCGTACATCGTCAGCGACGCGTCGGCCGGCAGCTCGAACTCGCGACCGCGGTAGTCAAGCCACGCTCGCGTGGCTTGCGCTGGCGCCACGCTGGTGCGCTTCCGCGCACGCGTCTTCGCTCGCGCCAGCGAGACCCTCGGCGCGCCGATCAGCTCCCAGTTAGCCAGCCGATCGAGTCGAGCGTTGCGCTTCTCGTACGTGATCGTGTCGCCCGTATTGCGATTCCGGTACATGTATCCATTCATAATTATCATTTCCTCGTTGACGACCGGCGGAGTCCAGTTCGGCTGGTCAGACTCCCACGGGGACGGTTCGGGGAAGGCTCGACGAATCCGATCCCCAACGGGGTGATTGGAGAAAGACCCATCGCTCGTTGACAGTAGCGGCAGCGTGCGCCAGGGCTTTGTATCGAGCACGCCGGACACCTTGACGTCACCGGCGATCGGCCGGCCGACGATGCCGTGCAGCGCGGCATGCACAGTCATGATGTTGCGGCGTACGGCATCGTCGCCAAGACGCATATACGTCTCGGCCAACTGGCGCCGGTCAACCAACACCGGCACGTGCACGGCGTACGACAGCGGTCGAGTGTGGCCCTGTACTCGCAACCATGTGCGGGTGCGCTCAAGGCTCTGGCGCCAGACAGTTTGTGTACCCTCCGCGCGGATTCGATCAATGTGCGCGATGAGTCGGCCACGATAACGTGGAACTAGATCGGCGACGTCGGTCGGCTCCATCACGAAAAGATCATCATGCGCGACGACGATTTGATCGGAGAGCGTCGATTCGTTAGCGACAGCGCGCCAGATACGTACCGCATTGGTGTACTTCTCGCCAGCATCCTGTGGCACGTCGATATGCCGCGCGCCCGCGAGCCAATCGGGCCGGTATCCGGCGATCACGAGGTTGCGGACTCCACAAACGTTGGCCGCGACAGACCGTGTCGAGAACCGTAGCTCCTCGTTGGCCTCGCCGCGCCGAACGGCGATCACCCAATCGATATCACCGCTCACGCGTGCGTCAATTCCAGCCTGATCGCGCGACAGTCGATGGCGGCCGGAATCCAGGCGATGGCCAGTGCCCACCCGGTCCATCCGCCAAGACCGAAGACGGCTAGAGCCACCCCGGTCCAGGCTACGGCTAGTGCCCATCGCGTATCACGGTGAGCATTCAGCTTCCAATACCAGCGCATGTCATTTCCCATATCCGCCGTCGAGGCATGCTTTTGCGAATACATCGCCAGCGAGCTGCCACGAACCCTCACTTTTCCCGGCCATCCGTCCGAGTAGACGACCACCCTCGGCGATGCCTGGGGTGGTCGATCTTGACGACCACTTATTGACCTTGTCTGCGAGCTTGATTCGTGCCGTGTCAGTCTGAGCTGCGGCCCAATCACTGGCGAAGTCTTCGCAGGCGAGCTTCGCCGAATCGTCCAATTTCGTTGGATCCCCCGAGGCAGACGTGGTCTCTCGGCTCGGCGCGTCATCGACGCCTGACGTGGAAGTGATCGCTATTCCGATCATGCAAGTCAGGATCATCAAAAACCCGACCACCACAAACGCCACTCCGCGCTTCACGCTGCCCACCCATCCCTGCCAACTACCGGTCAACGACTCGTCAAGTATGGCATGGTGCCCGGCGTTGTGTCGACGCCGGGCACCATGCGATCCGAGCTACTAACTACCGCTACCGGACTCGGAGCTCTCGCCGATCAGCACGGCGCGCGCCGCGTCCATGGTCTTGACGCCGTAGAGCAGGTCGAAGCTGACGATCGTCTTCTTGCTGCGAACTTCGTACGCCTTGATGACTCTGATTCCGACACCCTTGTAGTTCTCGATGGCCTTACCCTCTGGCGGGATGCCGTCCGGTAGTTCGAGCGGCCTGGTCGCCAGCGTGAACGCGCTGCGGTGGAAGGCGACACCCTGGCCATCCTCGATGTTGTGGCTCTGGTACGGAGCAAACCCGTACCGACGCTGGCCGAGCGATGCGTTGAGCAACGCTTGGGTAGCGATGTCCGCACCCGCGGCCTGGGCGTTGTTCGAGAACAGGTCACTGCCGAGCCATTCGCCCGCGGTCGCGGCATCGATCACCGCGTATGTGTCGCCGAGCGGCACGTTGTCGTCCGCCAGGCGTACGCCAGCGTCGAGCAGGCATCGAGCGTCGAACTTCGTATACGCCGCACGGGTCACGCCGGCTGGCCGGTACGCGCCGTCGCCGACGATCTTGAGAAGGTCGGCACGGAGCGCCAGGAGGTCGGTGTCGACCTTCTTCGCGATCGCCTCGAATGCGGGGGTCATGATCTGGGTATTGAAATCGGACAGATTCAGCGCCATGTCCCGCGACGTAAGCGCGATCGACGTGTCGATGTGATGGCTCAGCTCAATGTCGACGTACGACTCGGCAGGGGTCTGCTCGATGATCGCGCCGGTGAATTCGTGCGCCTGGTACAGACTCGGCTTGCGGACGCGAATCTTGTCACCCTTGCCAGGGGAGAACTCGTTCTCCCAATCGCGGTTGACCAGAGACAGCATGATGCTGTTCTCGAACAGCGTGGCGAGTGCCAGCCGCGCCATTGTGGTCAAGGTCAAAAGTGCCATTGCTTCCTATCTTCCTCGCCGAGCCTGCGCGCCCGGCGCGCTATCGATTGTCCTTGATGTATTTGCGTAGATCGTCCACCGACATGTTGCCGAAGTTGGGCTCGGAACCACCGGTACCGCCACCCTGCGCAGCCGCTGCGCCAGGCCCAGCCATGGCCGTTGACGTTGCCCCACCAACCGCCGCGGGTGCCGGCACGGCCGGCGTCGCGCGCAGTCTCGGATTTGCTTCGACGGCGCTCTTGACAAGCTCCGCCACGCTTGCGCCGAAGTCGTCCGCTGTCGGGTCGAGCTTCGCCAGCCGACCACCGCGTAGCAGCACGGCCGTCACAAGTTCTTCGTCGGCATCCGACTTGCGCGCAGCAAGCTCAATTGCACGCTCGATGCGCAACATACGTGCCTCGCGTTGCGACTCGGTCAGTTGCTTCGTCAGCGCTTCCGGATCACGCGACTGATCAGGAGCCAGTCCGAGTGCCTGCGCCAACTTTGAAGTAAGCGCCTCCGTCGCTTCCTTCGCCGCGTTGGCCTTACTGGTCGTGCGCGCTTTCTGGTCGGCAGCCGCAATCTGCGACCTGATGTACTCCTGCGCCTCAGGCGACAGGGCTTTCGGGTCGAACGCGGGTGCCGGATCGACCGGCGCAGGCACAGCCGGCGTCGGTGTCGGATCGGCCGGAGGATCGGTCACGACCGGCGTGACCGGATTAGGTTGAGTCACTTCAAGCCCTCCCGGGGTATGACTCAGGCGACCACCGATCGCCAGTACTTGAGTCATCAACAGAATAGCAATGCCACCGATCGCAACTCGACGATCGGTGGCATTGCTACTGACTACGCCG